TGCTCCCTGTGCCGTTGACGACCGTGGGGACGTTGGTGAAGATGGTATCCCCGCTGGCGGCGGCCAAGGTCGTTGGGAAGGCCGTCAGGTTCATTATAGCGAACGGGAAGCCGTCACCAATGCCGGGAGTTGTTCCGGGAGTTCCAGGAGCCGTTGGAGCGACTTGGTTGATCTTCGGGAGTGTAATCGTCCCTCCAGCCGCTAGGGACTGGAGCAGTAATCCAGGAGGCGCTGTTGCTCCCGCCCCGGAGCCCAAAGTGAGCGTTGCCGTCGTGTTTAGAAGGGTGCTTTGGCCCTGACTGATAAAATTGTAGCTCGACATAGTTGAAATTTTCCCTTACCCGACAAATTCGGGGATATCGGACATCTCCGCCTTTACGATCCGGTTAAACGACTCGCGCAACGGATCAATTTCTGTTACCCACCGACCGGCCCAAAAGACCCGATCTTCAAACCTTAGCGGCCCAGGATCAACGTATTCGTCAAGAACTATTTTTACGGGTAAAGAACGGGGCCGATTTCTTTAAAATTGCATCTTGGGTTAGAAATAATTAAATCTCCCGCCCAAACAAATTGACCTGCAACATCAAGGGTGGTCTGGGCTTCCTTAAAGCCAGTGAATCCGAATTGCGCCGACTTCGCGTCGCTGCTATAGAGTTCGGCGTAGTTGGTATTCACTCCGAACATAGCGCCATTTGTGCCGTCGGTTGGCATGTACTTGTCAACTACAACCGTGCTGGCATTGAACTGGAAGGCGTTGAAGCCGATCTTGCCGATGTCCGTTCCGCTCGCGTCCATGTTGTAGCGCTGTAGCGGCTGGATCGCGTTCCACATTCTGTTATATCCGGTCTGTGTGCAGCAGATCAGATCCGGGAAGTCGCGGCCAAACCACGCATATCCGTATGCCGTGTTAATTTCGTTTAGCGTGAATGTCGTCAAGGCGCGATTCGTATAGGCGTTTAGGCCCTGAATAGCCGTCGATGGGGTGGTCGCTCCCGTGAACGTCGGAGCGGTGGTGAAGAAGTCGGCACGGTTCTGGCCACCTACCGCAAGGAAGGACTTGGTTAGGTTGGTTGCGCTGGAGTAAGAGCCGGAGTTGTTGCCGTCATCGATCCAGGCCAAAAGTCCGTCAATAGAAAGAGTGCTACTTAGTGCGCCGGTAAACGGTGGGGTGACGCTGGATTGACCGTCCTGGTAAAGCGCTGTTGCGATCAATTGCGCCATCGTCATAGAGGCGTTGGCGAACTTCGATTCAACAATACTGAATGCCGCCTGTGGGCCTCGGTTTAAAATATTGTCGATGAAGTACAGCGAGATATTGACGTATACCGTCTTGATCGACACCGTGACCGCTGTATCGGTGGTCACGTAGGCGATGTTCAGGTCGTCGCCCTTCCCAAACCATCCGCCGCTTAATGCTTGGTACATCAACGGGCGCTGAATGTAAGTGCCGCCCGCAAAACGCATCCGGCGGCGGCTTAAGAGTCGCGCCAGAAGCGGGGACTCTTTAAAGATAACGTCGGTCGTGCGTTCTACAATGTACTGTTCTGTAAACGCAGTCAAGTCAGTTAGCGTAAGTGCCATACTAAACCCTTGTCCTCTTGTCTTCTAATATGGCGTTACGCCGAACTTTAATTCGTTCGTCCCGCCTGCTTTGCCAAAAACTCTCTCGCCGCGAAGGCTGCTAATCCGCCTTCTCCAATCGGAACTTCCGGGGCCTTTGGTTTTTCGCCATCCACCAGTTGTTCCTGCTGAACCTGCATTCTCCGCTGTAACGGTCCAAGCTCAGAACTGCCGTTATCAATCGGGTTGCCGGACGGGCTGCCCATTACCTGCTGTTTCTTGGCTTCCGCCTGGGCATTCGCTACCGCAGCCGCCTTGTCCGTCTCGGCCAATGTCTTAGCGTCCGCTAGCTGCTTTTCGTAGTCAGCCTTCATTTTTTGGGTGCGGCGCTCTACAACCCAATCTTTTTCGTACAAATCTCGGTAATCCATGCGGCCCTTTTCTGCCGCGTATTTCATGAACGCATCGGTGTCCATGATCTCGCCAAATTCCTGCTGGTGCTTTAACAGGATGCCGGGAACCTCGACGGCTGCCCTGGCGATTGGCTGGCTATAGCCCTTCACGTAGTCCTGAAACTCCGTGGCCTTGCCTTTAACTACTTCGTCTAGGGATGTTCTATCCACAATCCCCTTATCTTTCGTGTATTTATCAAGACTTTGGTTCAACTGTTCAAACGTCATTTCTTCTCCAGTTCCCAGTGCTGCCGTCCTAGCTGTCTCTAATTCCTGCGCCAATCTATCGGCTTCGGCCTTTAGCCTAAGCTCTGATTTTGAAGCATTGCTCTCGTCGTCCCAGTTTTCCTTCCGCCACTCATTCCAAGTGTCGGCTAGCTTAACTTTGTCTCGGACTTCATCCATCTTTCGGCTGTAATCCGACTGGGCGAGAACTGAATCCTTTAACTTGGGAACCTTCTCCGCCAACTCTGCGAATGCCTTACGAACCGGACCCTTGAATTCAAATTCCTCAGTATCCGATAACGTTTCGAGCAAACTATCAAAACTGCTCTTTGCCACACTTCACCTCCAGGCGAACCTTTTTGATAAGCGCTTTCGCTTATGCCGCTAACGCGGCTACCTGACCTTCCACCCCTGGACGAGGCGTCTCTAGTCCGGCACGCGGCCCTTGCCCTTGTGATTTTTGCTTTGCCTGTTGTACTGCTTTCATTGCCTGAGCCCCGACTTGGCCCATCTTTTTTACATATTCAATCATGGTCGGATCTTCCATTTGCGCTACTTCCGCGATTTTACTTAACGTCTCGGCAACCTGATTGAAGAGTTGCTCGATTAATTGAATACCCGTCGGGCCTTCTTGTTTTGGCTGCTGCTGTTGCTGCTGACCCTGTTGTTGAGCAAGTTGCTCCAGGCTGGTCCCTTCCTGTTGATTCGTTACGTCCGGAGGAAGAGGAGGAGTCTGTGTATCCTGAGCCATGCTTGATTAGCCGTTGCCTTGCTGTTTGTCTGCCCTGTGACTCATCGGCGTGGGATAGGAATCCCAACCCTTAACTGCCGTCCTGCCTAATGGAACTTCCTCGCCAAGGTTCTGGTACGTGCCTTCGGATACCGCGCTCTTGAAATCGCATACCGGAGTACGAGACAGCGGCACGGATTCTCCCAAAAGTTCCATCTCCATCTTCCCGGTGGAGCCGTCGTCGCGAACCGTTCGCGGTGAAGACTTATCCAGCGGCATTCTCGATCCGTGAAATTCTTTTTCCATAACCACTCCGCCCCACATAAATCTAGCCGGGGGCTATTTCCCAACAGCCCTCGGCATGGTTTGTCAGTCGCTTTCGGTTAGCGTTTCGCTTTCCGTCCGCCCTTACGATGCCGTTTACGCATTTGCTGGGTTCTCCTTTCCTGTGAGAATCAGGCCACCTTTGTTTTAACCTCGCGGGCAAATTCGAGGTAGACGTGGGATCACCTCCCCTTACTTGCGTTTCTTGCCACGTCCCTTTTTGTGTCGATTTGCAGTTTCCATTTAGAGGACCTCCTTTCTTGAAATTTTGGCGTTCAATTGTTATAGTCGGCCCCGGTTGGATAATTGTTTCTTTTGCCAGCAACAACTTAGCGACACTTTGGGTATTTCTATATATTTCCGCTTGACAAAATGCTACATGTTATGCAAACATGCCTACATGGATCTTGTAGCAAAAGCAAAAAGCCTTAAGCGGAAAACTCCAGATGTGATTAAGCCACAAGGGTTCCTGGAGCTTGCCATCGCCTACGCTAACGGAGATGTAACTGCAAACCAAGGGTCTAAGGCGGCTGGGTTTAAACACATTAGTACCTTTGTTTCTTCCGCCTTTTACGAACTTCGCCGCGCCATCATAGATGGTGAGGTTAAGCTAATTGAGAAGGTATGACCATTATGAACGATCTGGAACCTATCGATCTTGTAGCAAAAGCAAAAAGCCTTAAGCGGAAAACTCCAGATAAGATTAGGCCACAAGGGTTCCTGGAGCTTGCCATCGCCTGTGCTAACGGAGATGTAACTGCAAACCGGGCCACCAAGGCGGCTGGGTTTAAGGGTGTAAATTGCTTTACCTACGCCGTCATTGTAGAACTTCGCCGCGCCATCGCGGAGGGTAAGGTTAAGCCAATTGAGAAGATATTCTAAGGGGATTTATATACATAAGTCCAGAGACCTTGGTATAGATTCTGAAGGACTTGGAAGTCCCGCAAGGAGCCGCGTTGTATGTTTCCTGTGAGTCGCGAAGAATTTCCTCGAACGCACTAATCTGCGCTTTCGTGGGCCTCAATCGCAACTCGTAGGATCTAAACATTGCCTGTAGTCATGTATATAATTCCCATTCTAAGCGCCCTTCTTCTCCTGAGCGCTTCGCGGGGATTTCCCGACCGCACCTATGCCCATCTTATGCTCTGCCTGAAGTTGCTGCATAAGTTCTTCCGGGTTGGGTATTTCCAGAACTTTGTACAGGTATTGCAATGGGATGGCTCCGCGAGCAAATAGCTGCATCGCGTAGTTCTTTGTCCGGTCTTTGCTGCCTCCGTGAACCGATCCAGGCATGACCTGGACGCCGAACTGTTTCCAGTGGTCCCACTTCGGCAAAGTTCTATCCGGGACGAGCGACCCTGGATCTAGGTCGTAGTCCTCTAGGGTTGTTCCGTCTGAGCCTAGAATTCTTAGCCTCTGAGCGGCGGTATAAAATTGGAAAACGTTAGAAAGCGCCTGTTGGGCCATATCCCGCAAGAAAACTTCTATGTATCTTTCTTCAAGACGGGATGTTGTATTTAGCGAATCCCGCATCATATCGATGGTATCTCCCGCAGGAACTTGCTTTTTCTTAGACAAAGACCCGACATCTAAAGCGTTGGACATCCTGTCAAATTCAGGTACTAGATACTGCAAAAGAAGCTGGAAAACGTAGGCAGGGATCTCAGGAGGCGGCATGTACCGCAAATCCTGAGAAACGTTAGCCATCGAGCCCATGTAAAGCTTTCCTCCAGGCATATCTGAATAGAATTCTTTCCACGCGGCTGGTGAAACAGAGCCCTGCTTAGCAATCGCCTGTGGGTTTAAGGCCCTCTTGGTCATATCCAACATGCCAGCTACGATATCGTTTATGGCCATGTTGATAGGAAGAAGGTTTCTATATGACCCTAGTCCCCAAAAACTCCAAGGTACCGGGTTTAGGCGCATACACGCAAACGGATACATTCCGTGCCAGAACGGCGATGGTCCGTCATACAACCTACGCCTACCGGCAAAAATTAGAAGTCTTTTCCTGGGATAAAGCCTTTCTCCTGGTTGAACCCAGTACCACCAGTTGTAACCGTCCAATGGCCAGTACGGGTGCCTCATGAGGACTGGTCTTCGGGAGTCATTTATGGAGTGGTCTTCTACGTACATCTCCTGATACTCTAGAGACTTAAATATAGAAGACTGCGCTTCTGGTGGAGGATTTGTTGACTGTCCCAAAGCTCGTTGCATAGCCGGGGAAAGGCCGTTCCACACGTATTCGTCTATATTGTCCGGTCGGGTGTATTTAGAATTTCCTGGACGAACATCGTAAGTACTGCCTTCCCGTTCTATTCCGGTTGAATCAAAAGGGAACTTTCTCTTCACCCAAGGGATTGCTTTCCAGGTCTTGTACAATACTCCGGTAGATTCTTGGATGTCAAAACCGGGTTGGACCGGCATAACGGAATCCGGACCACATGGTAACGCGCTCATCGAACCAGGATACGAGGCCCCTATCTTACTAAACCCGGTCCCGAATAACTTGGTAATATCAGTCGTGGTGATAAGACTAAGGTCCATGTTCTTATCTAACCACTCGTGCTCGAAAATCTTTTTGATGATGTCTACTTGATGGACTAATTCCGAGCGCTTGGTCGTTATGTCCATCGTCGGCCTTGTGTCGGTGAGAACCGCTAAATTGTCGGTTCTAGCCTTGTCCATGCGGTTGGCGAAGAAGCTGGACTTATATTTAGGTCGGCGGCGGTCCCAGAACTTTCCCGTGAGGGCTGAAATGTATTGCGGAACTTTGGCTAGTTCTTCGCTTAAACGTGCTGTGTCCTGGGCTTCCTTCCTGAACTCATCTTGCCAATACATCAACTTGCGGTCGTATCCCTCTTCGCGCACGGGTTTCGCTTCGGGACTATCGTCGTAGTACATCGGCGCTGTAGGGAGGTAGGAGCTATTACTCATCTAGATACAGCCAAGGCGTTCCGTCTTCTTTCGGAGCCACAGCACCCCATGCCGAGTCCCCTATGCCAACAGTGTCTAGCCTTTTTCCGTCTGCCGAGATGAAGGACTGTGGGTTTACGTCAGTCGGGTCAATTAAGCCTTCCGCTCGACAAAAATCGATTTGATCTCTTCTTGTCCTAATGACGCACTTTTCAGGTCCGCCATCCGCTAAGCGGCTGCTCTTTACGCGCCATGCGTAATGCCCGCCATCCTTACAGTCCTGAAAAGGCTCCTTGCCGCTTTCTTTGAATCGATCTAAGGTTCCGGTCCAGGGAGCGTTAAATGTCGAGACTAGGCGTGTCATTTTGACACCGCATTTGGGGCAGTTTGGATCTTCTTTGGACATTCTACTGGCATACCACTCGAACTTGGGGATCGGATGATACACGCATTCCGCATTGTCACAACGAAGCTCTCGGACTGGCATTTTTAGTTACTTAAAATCCTTCCTTATGGAGTAGGGCGATGAGGTTGTCTAATGTGCGCTTCCTGATCTCTCCTTTCGCCTTGTCATCGACAATCTTATCTACCCAACAACCATGTTGACAACGGGAAATATCGAATATTTCCCCGCGACGGAAGCGCTTGAACTCTCCCCCAGAGCTTGCGTAGAAGTACTTCTCCGCCTTAATATCAAAAGCTACCCATTGAGCGGCTTCGTTGATACTGCACCACTCCTGCTTCCAACCCGTCCACATAATCTCGTAGCCGCGATAGCTGAATCCATCAGGAGCATCTTTGAGCTTTGGAGGAGGAAGAATCGCGGCTCCACCAAGGGAAACCAACGGAGCCGCTGCTAGCAATCCGAATAGTTTTCTGCGTGTTAACATTATCTCATCTCTTTTCTTGTATTAATCTAAATATTCCACGACTATGCCCCCACCAACTCTTTCTTCTCTGTGAGCGCCAAGATGTCTTCGCCAGTTAGACGCTTCTTGCCGGTTAGCTTTTCTAACCTGCGTCCTTGGTCTTCCGTTATGTAAACGACTGGCTCATAGCTCATACCCTGCACATAGAAGGCTAGATTGTTACGGGCGTTTCTATGTATTACTTCGTCGATGAATTCTCTTTCGCTCATTCCTACGGCTTCGGCGCATGTTCTGAGCGCTGGCATGAGGGCATCATCGATACTGAAGTCGTTCTTGCCTTTTAGCTTTTGAACTGCGGAAACAAGCTGCAATTCCGTCGAGACCTTTTCCTGGCAGGCATCTTCGATCTGCTTCACGCTCTCTCCTTTAAGCACTAGACCGCCGTTAGCGTAGCAGTCCAGGAGTTGATTGCAGATCAGCCCCAATGTTATTCCCGTCATCGTTTCGTTGCCCTGCAACCCCTTGGAGGCGGACAGTTTTTGGTAACTATCCCTATTCATTTCCAGGTTTAGGGGTATTGTTAGCTTTGCTTCTTTGACCATTACTTTAAGTTCCTTATCGGAAAGTGTACAACGTAAAGGGGATTTTTGCAAGGACCAGATTTTTATTTCAAGTATTGAACAATATTTGCTTGACATTTTTATCCAGATCTTGGTACGCTTACTGCGTGAACAAGTACGCTTCTGAATCTCGCTGGAAAGAGGCTCGCGGGTGCCTTAAGAAGCGGCGTGGGTATAAAAACAAAGATGAGGCAATGCTAGCAGTTACAAGGCACGTTAACGATATCCGCGTTAAGTCGTGCTATCTGTGTGATTTTTGCGGACTGTGGCACTTGAGTTCGCATTTACCAAAAACAACGTAAAAGGAGAAACATGACGAATCAACAGTTTGATGTATGGTGGGGAACTTATTTTCACTTTCTGCGTGGGCTCACGCCCGATAACGCCAAAGAAGGAGCCAACGCGGCTCTAGAGGCTTTTGACTCGGTTAACAAGGAACCTATAGCTCCCAATACTCAACAGTAGACCCACGCTCCCGTTCCCACACCCCGGCGTCTTCTAGAAGCTGTTTAGGATCGGCTTTTAGCCCTTTAAACGCCTTCGTGGAGGTTATCATCAACCTGATGGAGCCACATTTCTCGTTGCCGCATTTAAGGTTTTGCTCGCCCTCCATTGGGATTAAATTAGTGAAGTCTTTGTGTCCGCACACTACACATTGAACGGTGTAGGTGCAATCTTCCGGCTGGGACTGTTTAGATAACGGGATATATCCGCGCGTCTCGTCGAACATGCCTTCGTAGGCGCACCACAGAGCTATCATCGTAGCGATTAGTTCGTCGTCCTTAGAATCACTGTCTGCGCCTGCCATGCGGTCATCATAATCATCCTTGACGAAGTTTTTCATCTCCTCCGCTGTGTTAGAAGACCGCACGAAGAACATTCTGTACTCCAAGAACCTCCTAAGGTTTTGATGCAACCTGGAGCGAGAAAGTAGATTCGTAAACCAGCCTAACTTTTGCGACAATGGCTGGATGGAATCCATGTGTTTCCAACGATATAAATTAGGGTACTGAATGTTGCTTCTTAGCCAAGTCAGAACCGTATCATAGCGGTTTACTTCTACCGAAATCTCAGCCTCATTGTAGTATCGTCCTAGCTTTGCTAGCTCCTCCGCGAAATTTTGTGGTCCGATCTGATTTGATCTCCACACCGCCACTTGATATGTAGGGCCAATACTAGGTCCGCCAGCCATCTTTATAACACATCCAACACTAAAATCGCAATTGCCGCCAAGGCCCTCCGAAACGTCTGCTCCAACGTAGTATGTAGAGCCTGGATCTGGATATTCCCATATAAGAAGCGGGCAAAAATCATGAGAATGATCCTCTTCGCATTCCTCGATAATGCAATGGATCGTCTTCGGATCTATATCTTGCGTTACTGGATCTAGTTTAGCTAGTTTTGGATCAATGGCGTGAATGCGACCAGCTATGTCAAAAAAGCCTTTCAAGATGGGGTGTCTAACCTGCTCACTTGCGAAATCTTGAGCTACCTTACCGAAAACTTGATAACCACTAACCTGAAAGGCCTCCTCGACGGAGTTGTGGACCATGATCCCATTGCATCCAAAGCGATGAACGTCTTGTACGGTCAAGTCGTGAACACGTTCGGAACCAGATGGTATTACTGATGCAATAGTATCTTCCATCTCATTATTAAAGGCACCCTTCCTCCTAGGCGGACGAACTGATCCGGTGGTGCGCTTGCGTTCGCTTATGAAGCCAACCTCGCGATGAAATACGTTAGATGATTCCGATTTCATTTGAAGATTATTGCCGTGATATGTTCTCCACAGCCCGGTCTCTTCATCTATTTTTTTCTTGTCCTCTGAGCAAATATGGGAATTGACTCCGCATCCAAGCAGAAGCAGTTGCACGTCCATCGCAAACTGATCCCATTTAGTAAAGAAAACAGTCTTTGGTGAGTCGCGGTAAGCGTGACCATCACATTCGATTAGCGCAGACAAGAATTGCCGCACGACTGGCTTTGGGCTTCTCCATATACATTCCGGAACATGCACCAGCCGCCTCCAACTGCCGCATTCATAAGGAGCTATTAGCCCCAATCCAACAAGCATCCTACGCCATAGAGTATTATTGGATCGTATGTCGGTTCTACCGTTGTAGTGGCTTATCAGCGGAGGGCTACCGACTATCCGCTCTAGCAGCGCCGCTACGTCGCCAACTACATCTTGATCTTTGCGATCCATAGTGACCTTAACGCCATCTTTACATAGACAACCGTCACCCATAAAATATCCAAGAAATCTACCCCAATCTTCGTCTATTTTTATAGACATCTTACAAGTGGGCGTATACATCCATTCGGCGGTATAATAATCCTCGACGAATCGAGGCGGGGAAAGCTGGATAACGTCTCCCTTGGATAGCTCCCTAGCCTCTAGCCATTCACCAGATTTAAGCAGAAACTTATGGTCGTGAGTGCAGCGCACCCTTCTGCCAAATTTAGTAGATACCTCAACCACCTCGCGGATTCCGTTGTCAAACCACTGAGTTACCGTGCCAGTCTCAGTGGCCTTGGCTGCCCTAGCCTCATCAATCCTGATTATTCCCAGATCGGTGCCAACCCGGCTATCGCCCGTTATACACCCGGCCTGTTCTTGCAGAAGTGTCTTTTGTGATCTTTCATCGCCGCGAGAGTTGTTTCTGCGGTCCTGCATCCATGCTAATTGATCGTCCGTTAAAATAAGCGGCTCAAGCGAACCAATTGCGCATGATGGACATACTTCATTAGCTTGGTCGATGTTGCACGTCCAGCGATTAAAGTACTTTTTGCAGGATTCCTCAACGCATCTCACCCATTCGTTCTGAGCCTTTTCTCTCATGGATAACACGTCGCGGTCGTAGTACTGCCCGCTTGGGCTCAAAATCACATGGGTTCGGTCTACGAACCAAGGCAGAAATAGTGGGCTCCATTCTGATTTCTCGGCTAGCTGTTCACAACGCTTCCAAAAACGGTGAGAGTAGTTATTCGCACCCTTAGCTGTAGACTCCAGAAATGCAAAGGCTTCATCCATCAACGCCGGTTGCAAATCTTCTTCGATGACTTCTCTAGCAACATGCTCCGGCCAATCACACCACTCCGACAGATGGGCCGCGCTAATTCTATACCCCTGAGCCACTCCACTAGCGGAGTTGGCTCCGCGAAGCATGACTTGGCTTTGCGTGCCGGGGTCGTGGCGGCGAGAATCTGGATTTGGGTTGTCGAATTTTAGGCCGCTTTCTAGTGTTCTACTGGATACACGCGGCTTTATCCACCAAGGGCACTTATCATAAATGCGCAGCATTATTCCGAGAAGTTCCTTGGTGTGGTCCCGATTATAGGAAACAACAAGACCAATTCGGTTGGTGAAAAACATCGTGTCCCAGGCCACTAGCGCTTCAATTAAAGTTGAGCATCCCAACCTGCGGGATTTCACAGTCACCACTCTTTGTTTCTTTCCTTTTGCCTTTAGTTCCAATAGCCTAGCGTAAATAAGCTCCTGGGAATCCCATAAGCAAAAGGGGGTTTCATTGCCGCGATCATCAGCTATCCAGAAGTAGTTCCTGGCGGCATATACGAAATCGTCGCGGCACTTTTTAACTTCTCCCTCTATTGCCAGCAACTCGGGGGAAGAAAGCAGACTCCACGGACTTTCTTCCTCCTCTATAGCGCGCTGCTCCAGAGCGTCCATGTGCTCTATCAGGTCCGCAACAGCAAGATCCCTATACCATCTAGACCTAGGCTCTTGAATGCTAAACATCGATCACCGCGCTCCTGGCCTTTTGCCCAGACGGACCCTGTTGAGGTGTGCCATCCCCAGCCTCCAGGCGGCGCAGGATCGATTCGAAGGACTGCGCCTTATCCGCAGTTGGAGACTCTCCATTCTTGTTGTAGACCTGCGTAATTACGTTTACCTGTCCGTTGCGAGGCTTGAACAGGTTTACGATCTGGAGGCACATATCCAGCGCCTTTACGTCTCCGGCCTTGGTTTTTTTTAGGAGTTGCTTATAGGAAGCGTCGAGAAGTGCGGGTAGGTTTTCGAAGTATAGGCGCTGCTGAAAGCGGTCTATATTGTCTGGTGTTAGCCTTATCTGCCTTGTTTTCTTTTGTTTAACCTTTGGCAGTTCAGGTTTATCTTTAACTTCGGCCACGAAGCAAGTTTACGGCAGAAGTCATTTAAATGCAAGGTCTAGGATTTATTCCATCGTTTAGCGGCGGCCTTTTTAGCGATTTCTTTGCGGCGCTCGGGCGTAAGCTTATTCGCGCGGCTTTGTCCACCCTTTACGGAGCGGATCACCTGGGCCATGCTTGTGGCCTTTATACCGACCCGCTTCTCTTCTGGGAGTTCCATTGCTGTGATAATCCTCCAGCCTCCGGCATCGTAGAACCGGGAGCACCTCCCATCTCGGCAATCTGACGCTCTCGGTCTCCAGGAATGTTTCCTACTAGTGCCTGTCCCATCATTGGGGGCGGCTTGAGCGGCACTAGAACTTTTTTGTTCTTAGTATATAAGGCGTTAGCCTGTGAGCGGATGCTGTCAGTTAATTCGTCAGCATCTAGAAACTTGTCCGATGTAGCGATCCGGACAAACGGTCCCATCCTTTGCCCTTCAATGGTCTGTCCTTTTTCTATCTGGTAGACAATACTTACAAATCCAAGATCCCCTGGAGCCGCTTCGACGAATTTATGGATCTCGATTGGAGCATCGAAATCCGGTGGTCTAACCTGCAAAAGAGAAGGCATCTGGTCTCTGGCGAACTCCAGTAATTGGTCTTTAGTGAATCGCTCTACAAATGTCTCTTGCTCGGCACCGACACGTTCGGAGATGTCTATTCTTTTTTCAAGTGCCGGGTATGGGCCATCCTGCAAGTCTTTCATCATCCCAGCCTCCTGCGTGGGGCCTTGAATAATAGCTGCTTTCCCACCCATGAGCGCCATATCCTCTTCGAATGAAGATATTCTTTCGCAGATCGCTGCGGCTACTTGATCGGGCAATAAACCACGACCACTTAGCTTTGAAAGAACTTTTGCTATCAGCGGCTTATACGTACCAATATCCATTTATTCGACCTCGATCAATCTACTGTGGGGATTTTCTCCTATCCCGGCTGGAGCGATAGCGTCCGACTTTCGTTCGCTCATGAACGGCACTGTGGTTTTGCCAATGATAGCGGCCTGCTGCTGGGTATAGTACGTCACAACCCACGCGGCGTCCTGAAGCCCTTCCCGTCCCTGAGCATCATTTGCTGCTTGTAGGCTCTGCGAGCCGTATGTAGGATATATGTTTCCGTTCCAGGTCTGGTAATCCTGATAGCTCATAATTCAAAGTTCCTCGCTCCCGCCGGGCCGTTTAGGTCTTTTGTCTCTCGTTCTACTGCTCGCATAAGGGCCGTGGCGTAGTCTAATTCCGGGTTGGCTTCCTGGATCTTCTTGGCTTCCCAGGCAAAATTCTTGTCGTCTTCGGTCGGAGTTTCAAAATGCTTTATTTCGTCCCGGCGAAAGATTGCATCCTGAATTCCCTTCACGGCCTTGCGTAATTCCGTGATTGCGGCTATTTGTGCGGCAGACATTCTCATCTGACCTTCAAGTAGCGCCTGTATTGTCTTGCTCTGGTCTCCAGAGAAGTATTTCTCAATACCTGAAATTGCCTGAAGTGCGGACATAAACCTTGTCCACGCTTTCCATCCTATAAAAACAACTATTACCAGAAGAATAGTTCCACAGATGCTTGACAATACTATAGATAAAGTATTCATTTTACAGGCACTTGATTTTCGTACAGCATTATGTTAACATCAACGCATGGACTTAGCAACAGGAAATCCGACTAAAAGATCTGGTCGCAGGCCACTGGAGCCTAGCAAGAGACGGGTACAGTTCGGAACGCGCATCGCACCGGAAACATTACAGGGCTTGGAGGAGCTTTCTAAAAGGCAGCATATCAATCTAGGCCGTGTTATAGACGATCTAGTAGCGTCTATTCAACCTCAATTAGGCGAGAATGAGGGTTCTTATCCACAAAAGACTCCTGCTTAGTTGGTTCTACTTTTTTAACCGATCCATCCGATCCATCCCGTGCCTCATTAAACCATCCAACGTTATTAGACCATTCACCGATATAGCTACTGGTTATCGTAGTAACAGGCGGCGGCGACACTTTCCCCGACCACCCAACGTTAAATACTGCACCTGTTTTTACAGAGTTATCCGCTGCCAGCATCTCGGCATCACCGTAACGCAAGGCCCCTAGATCAACAAGCGTAGCCAAAGCAATGGTTTGCGATTCTACAAACACAGACCCGTTTCTTTTAAAAACTACACATACTAATGCCATTCCTGATTGAAGTTCCAAGATCTCGGCACGCTCCACGTCGGCCCAGGCGTTAGAAAAAAGCCCATAATTAAGCTGCTTAACTAGGACAGTAGTTACCCTCAGAAGATATGGTAATTTTGGACGATAAGTGTCCGATCCAGTCAGTACCAGGTCCATTTCCATCGCCTTTTTATAGGCGGCTTGTTGTTGCGCCAATCCATCACCAATTGCCAATATCTCATTAATTGCGGCAACCTCTTTGTTAAATTCCTCCAAGGCGCTGTCAGTCGCCATATAAAGCGGATATTCTCTAGGATTGTAATTTTTCACTTACACCGCCGTATTGCTAACCATTACCCCCATGCCAGCGCTAACAGAGATAATTGTTTCTGTCGGTAAAAGGGTACGCATCGGCATTGGTATCATCTGGCTGGTAGGAACAACCGGAGAAGCGATTACTCCTGCTTGCCATACCCACATGTTCGCCGGGGCTCCTGGTCCAGGGGTCGCTGGTTCGCTTACCCACTGTCCTGGCGCTCCTACGCCGCTAGCGTACTCCTGTAGAAGTAGATATCCCACCCACTGCCACTGGTTATTGCTGTCGATGAAGTAATAAATCCTACGGGTTTCCGCTCCGTATTGGATTTGCAGATCGCTGTTCCCCGGAGCAGGAGTCCACGTCTGCACTCCGCCCTGTCCGCCTAGTGTGGAATATAGAGCGTTTGCTTGATCGAGCGTTGACAGGAAGTTTGGATTGACCGCGTTAATCGTAGTTGTAACGCCATTGAGCGTTTGCGTCTGTACCGCTACGGTGGGTGCTGGAACCCATGCTGAATACGAGGTCGGGTCGTTTGGCAGGTTGACCACATTAGCCTGACCTGCGGCCAACAAGAATGGAGCCATCACCGGAGGGAAAACAATCTGCTGGGTGTCCCCTTCCGTTGCTGTCTCTAGAGAGTAGTAAACGGTTGGGACATTTGAATTGGCTGCACTGTCGAACCAAGTCTTTACAGGCCAAGATGGGTTGAAAGGCGGCGCTACAACACCAAAAGCCTGCAAAAAACTAGCCCTGGTATAAGTGCTAAACAAATAAAGCAGACTTATCCCATACGGGGATGTAGGAGGAATCGGTTGCTGAGTCTGAACGGAGGTTGGCATAAGTATTCTTCTAAGGGTTAATGTTTACTCTATGGCGGTCAAGGAAGTGGAGATCTGCTGCAACTGGGACTGCATCGCTGCAAGCTGTTGCTGAAGCATAACAACTTGTTTTTGTAGGGCGTCCACTCGCTCGCTGTCACGAGTAGCGAGGTTTAGTGTAGTCGCCACAACCGGGCGGACGTTCAGAGGCAGGTCACGCAGGTCTGACGGTGGCACCACAACTTCAGACTTAGCTTCTACTGCAACAGGAACATCTGGCATTATCGGCTTGCTAATAGAGGCGTGCCGCAGCATTACGGGAGCCGCTATTGCCGGGGAAGTTCCAGGAATAAAGCTAAATTGGGCCGATACTGGATAAACAGTTCCGTTCCTGCTTTTTCTGCTGGACGGAGCCGATATGAATATCGTTCCCGTAGGCATACACTGGCCTGCGGCTAATGTCTGTGTGCCCATAGAATCTAGCGTGTTTGCTAGAAGCGACTGAATGTTTGCGGTATTAGCGCTCAACATCGGTGATATTTCCTGGGTCAGAAAGTTTGTTCCGAACAAAAGATAACCCAGCACAGAAGCGGATAACTTAACAGCGGCCCCAGGAATAGTAAGCGCTCCAACGCCAGCCGCCGCGATTGCAATATCACGAATGGCCGTCTGTGCCGGAGTTCTGCTAAATGAATTATTCAGGATGATCGTAGCATCTGCCGGGTTCATAGCCCCAATTCCTCCTAGATGTACGTAAATGTCTGGGATGGTTACGGTTAGCGGTCCAGACGCGCACGCTCTTACGGTCCCTTGAAGAACGCTTTTAGCCCCACGGCCAAAAATAGGAACGCTGCTGGCTACCGTCACGGTCCCATATAGCGTTCCCTGCTGAGAGAAGGCGCTGGAAGACACCAACAGCAAAGCTGAAAATACTTTATATTTCATAATTTTACCATATATTACATAAAGTGACAGATTACAGTATTGAGCAATATTTGTCAAGCTAAAATTACGAGGCCGTGATCCTTTTTAAATTTGCCACCATAGACGCCATCGGTACACCTCCGGGAGTTGATCCGCTTGGAGTCATCCAGTCCTGGGAGAGAAGCGCGTAAGCTTCCGAACAGTAAGTATAAATCCAACTCCACGTTGCCAGCTTGATGGAGCCCCACGTAATTAACCCAACATATCTTGGATCTGCAACTACGCCCAAGACGCAATGCCCACCCCAACTTCCGGGCTCACCGTCCCCGGTTGCGCCACCGGCAGGAACGTCCCAAATATCTTGATCTTGCGCTGAAATAGGAAGTTCTACACCCAAATACGCTCCACCGAAATAATGGATTGCATCGCGCATCTGGATAGCGCTTTGTGGGTTTACGCCTACGAAACCATCGATTTTATGGCCGAATATACCGCCGCTTTGCCACGTCGTTAAAAGATCCGACTCTACGCCTCCGTTGTCCGTACTGGGATCTCCAGGGACGTATCCGCAAAGCCTGCTGTATTCTGCAATTACCTGAGCATCTGTAGGTACAACCGGGGCTCCGGTCAGTGTAGTCCACAACTGAAGTAAATGAGAAATACCAGCAATGGTGCAATCGCCTAAAGTATCGTTTGCATCCATTGGCCATGATGTTACTCCAGGCTTTTCTTGATAGCCTTTATACCAACCCACAGCGGGAGGCGGCTCTGGTAGCCCAGCCGTCAGGGACGCCAGCATCCTCATTCCCTTAGGATGTACGGCCTTCTTCTTGCCTAATTTAAAAATACTCGGATCGTGGATCACGCTGTTACCTCAAGTTTATTATCTCCTGCTTTCTGCCTGTTTGCAATGTTTAACCATGCGGCGTAAGTGACCGCTACTATACAGCCGTCCGATGAGTTTCTACCTGCTGGCGTTCCCAGCATCCCGGCATCGCGTTTAGAATTTTTACAATGTATTCCAAAACTGGACCTGCCAAACATTTGGTTAGCTGGATCGGGGGTTAACCACATCACCGGGCCAAGGTGTTGATCTACCGTAGGATCTCCAATTGAGTAGGAGCCCTGCGGAAGTGGTCCCGTATTGTGTTGGTCCTGGAAAGCGCTATTATTTACGGCTTCCGGAACTAATCCTGCGTCCCCCCCGGCGTAGAAATCACCAGGATTACTTATCTGGCTTCCGGAATCTTCAGTAAATAAAGCATTGGTTTGACCGTATGTCATTCTCATGTATATAATTCCCTAGTATTAGTACTTTGTTCACAAAGAATTAATACGTAATGTTCTTCGTTAAAATGCTTAGATACTGCTCCGGCAAAGTCTCCTACTGCATCTATGATGTCATTGGTATTGCCTTCTACCACTATTTGAACTGTGATTAACATTTTTGCCATACGCACTCACCACAATGGAGTTCTCGCGACAAAGCTTGCCGCAATCGTGCTTCGCGTTCCGCATCGCCCGCCGCCTTAGTTCGTCCGCTGCCAACTTACCACTAAATAAAATATTATCGTGCATGTTGCTTTTTGTCAAGCGGAAACGTATAATGGCTGGTAGGAGTCTATCAGCCGTGAAGTATTTATCAATACCGCTCCTCATCGCCCTCCCCCTGAGCGCCTCCATCGTCCAGGTCCCCTTCAGCAGCCAAGATGCCAGTTCCTTCTTCTCCGCGCCAACGTCCGAGTCGGACGGCTACTGGGAGATCCCGCTCCAGCCGTGGGAGGGGCCGAATGACGTGCTAGCTATCTCTGTTACGTATTTAGGTTTTACTGGTGAAACTGGCATCACGTGGCCGCCATACTGCCAGGACGTTGACCCTCCGATGGGCTACGGCGGGGGTCTAGTTCCGATGCTGATCGGGGCATGTACCGGGTCTGGATCTAATGGCCAACAGTGGACTGTCGATTTCACCGGCCAAGACATGATTACGCTCATTCCGCCGCAGCCGCTTTACGAAGGAGATATGATGGACGCCTACCTGGGACTTGGCATTAACACTGGAAGCGCTGTATCGTATTCGGTTCTACTGCTTGTAGACCCACCAGTGGACACCCCGGAGCCGGGAACGTGGCTAGCCGGGATCGGAATCATAATCATTGGAATTCGACTATTCTTCTAAGCTCCCTACGTAATGCCCTATAGAGCGCCTCATCGCGCACTCCCGATCCAGTAACCGCAGGGCTAGAAACCCCTACTCCAGAGCTAACTAGAGACTGCGCGTAAATAGGTAAGAACGTTTCTGTATTGCCCTGCCCACACCATACTCCACACCATTTAGCGTTGTAGGTGTTATTGTAGAAAAACGTGTCAGTGCCGAAGTTATCAGAACATCCAGCGGCAGTCGAGCAAGTTCCGGGAGCGTCTGATGTTGGGCCACCTGCGAACACGTGACCATAAAGCTGGGTGAGCGTGTTTAGCATTCCAGGAATCGGGGCCGTATTATAAACATCAGTCAGACCAAAGAATGTCTCAGGGATCACTTCACGGGCCTGCTGGTCAGTATTCCAAGCAGTACAAATACCATTGAAGTCGTAAGGGTTGAAACTGGACGGCCCGGAGCCGTCTGGGTTACACGCAAAGCCGCCAACTACGTACCACATGCCCTTGGTTGTGCCAGAGGAAGCGGTGCCGTTGAATACTATGTTTTGCGGGTATCCGATAGTAGTAAGCCAAGTAGCACTTTTCTGTAAAGCCGTGAGGAGTTGCGCCGCAAGGGTTGGATCGTAAGTCAACAACGCCTGATAGGCCAGGGAAAGGTTTTGCAGAGCGAGCCCCTCCATAAAGGGTTGCGTTTGAAATCCGCCCTGCACTTGCGCTAATTGCCATTCGCGACCAGTGAGATACGTGGTGCCGGAATAATTTGGAGTGATGCTGATTTGCGTAGATGATACATAAGTAGCCGAGTACCACTGCGAGTCACAATTGATCCTGTCAATGACATTAGCGGCTAGGGTTGCAGATCCAGTTATGGAAGCAATCGGACAGGACCAAAATCCAACAGGACCCTGATAATAAGCGTTTGTTATGTAGGTAGGGCAAGTTGCTCCCAGATTAGAAGTCATCACTAGATAAAAATATGCGGACCCATTCGGCTGCGACCCGAAAAGGTTTTGTGTAAAATCTACCCTGGAAACAGTCCAAGAGCCATTGAGAGCCGAACAATTTGTCGCCCCAGTTATAGTAATCGTACTACCCGGAGCCATCCCCGGCATCGGAGATGTCATTGCAATCTCAAGCGGAGAGGCGCTGACGATACCGAACACAGTGGACTGGAACGCTGCCTGATTCCAACAAGCCCCACTGCAAGTGATGCTGTTCGTTCCGGTGGTGATGGCGTTGAGAGTGCCCATTCCGGATATATGCGTACCGTGGGTATCAAAACTTACATTATTATTTACACCGTTGGGGTTTCCGGTTGCAATCGCCCAGTTTCCGTCGCTACCCTGAAGCGGCAACCATCGATATTTTATGATGGCGTCGAGGTAAGCCCGACAGAAAGCTTGATGGCTAGAATAGGGACTTGGTGCGGCAGGGGTGTTCGACGTATCTAACTGCGCACATAGCGATATTTCTCCCACTTCGTAGCTCTCTTCTCGAAGATCGGCAAGCGGGATTGCCGCTCCGGTGCAGGGGAGTGTTCCGGTCCAAGGATAGATAAACGTAAAGTTTGAGCATGTTAACTCTAGCTCATTATACATAGAAATTTGGGATACCATCAGCCACAAGTACTGCCATCTTTTAGAATTAAATGGCGTCCCGGCAACGGCGTCTTCGTCTAGCGCCCGTAAATATTGACCCTGAGTGATTCTAGTTCGTGGAGGATAGCCGCAGCCGTTAGTAACGACATCGCATGTAGTAAAACGATCCGTAACTGGACTGTAGAAATCTGCGTCTATGAGAAAGCGGAAATAGTTCAAGTGCGAGATCAGCCCAGTTTTAACGAAAATATTCCACATGCCCATCGCTAAATTGTAATAATAATTGGAATATCCGGTGTTGTTGCCCTTATTCCATCCTCCAAAGTCAACATTTGACCAGGATGTATAGTTGGAGTTTGAGATACTGGCTCCGCTCCATGTAGCATTGCCAGCGAGAATAAGATTGTGGTCGTCTTGCGTGCCGTTTCCGGTGTACCCAGAGCCGCCAACGATGGAGCTACTGCTCGTTACGGCTCCTCCAGAAACAATAAGGGTTACACTACCGCCAGTACCCGCTCCTATAAAAGTGGTGGAATAGCTGCCTGTTGTATAGCCTGACCCGCCGGATATAATATTTATGCCGGTTACCGCTCCACCGCTGGTTGTGGCCGTAACGACGGCATTGGAACTACCTCCGAAATTTGTATTGACCAGCGTTCCAACGCACGCCGAGACATTAGAGTATCTATAGCCTGTTGGATTCCACGACCAATTTGTATCGATATATGGAGCAACAAAAGCCGCGCTATTGACCGCCAATAAGCCACCTCCGCAAAACGTTGAAGTGAAGGTCGTACTGCCATTACCGGCAACGGCTACTCCTCCGTTAGCGACAGTGACGGTTCCCGGAGCGTAGCTGAACCCGTGCGCATTGTCCCAATTCCACCGGATCGATATCGGAAGGCCGGAAGACCCAGCGAAGTATGGAACCACGGTGCCCTGAGCCACTCCAAATTTAGCAGACCATGTGGCTTGCAAGGCATCCGTAGGCCAAGCGTTAGGAGATATCGTTTGATTATTCGCTATAGTCTGCGAACCAGAGATGGACTGAATAGTAGAAAGGATATTAGTCACTACACCCTTGCTGTTAATTGGTACCACTCCGATATGGACCTGTGCTGGGGTGGTCTGCGGCGTAGAATCAGTACAGGACAATTGAATAATGTAGTCTGTCGTCGTAGTTGAGACGTTGGTAGCGGAGTTGAGATTCGAAATAGTTGGAGTAGGGGTTGTTCCGCCTGTGATCGTTGGAGTAGTCGGTCCAGCTATGTTATTCCACATATAACTAATGGCCGTTCCTCCATTGAGCGGTATGCCGGTTCCAACGGGGGTCGTGGAGCTTCCCAGCGGAGTAGTGTATGGGCCAGCAATCGTGCAGGATGGAGGGAATACCGATTTGACAGTGAATACGGATAGCCCGGTAAAGTTCTGGACGCTGGGGTTGACGGCATCGTTTCCGTTAGCGACAGAAAACTCATAATCCGCGAGGTAGTTAATAAGGGACGAAGGGGGAGCAATTGATGGCGGTACTGTTGATGATCCAAGTCCAGAGTATGCTCGCAGGAACCCAATGCTACCTCCAGCAGCAGAGATTGACTGGATAATCGATCCAGCGTTAATAATGGTTGTGCCTGTTGCAGTGATTGCTATTGTATCCGAATGAGTACCTAAAAGCGCCCCAGACGGAACATCGAAGATTGCCAAAGTTTCCGTGTTTGCAATAGTATTGCGAATTATAATAAACGTCATATCCACAGTCCATCCACCAGAAGGTGGACCTATAGAGAAGTTACCAGTTCCATTGGTAAGCGTGTCTGGGCTGTTAAGAAAAATAAGATCACCAACTGAGTAGCCTTGATTTGATACCCCAAAACCGCCATAAGAGGAGATTGGATTTACGTTGTTTGTTGTTTGATTGAAGTTGAAATTATGAATCCATCCAACGACGGAAAAGCTAGTCGTTGAGCCGAAAGTTGAACTCGCAATCGAAGCCGTAGCTGCCGTAAACGGCAACGTAGCGAAGCAATACGATGGACATGTAACCCCGAAGGCAGGCAGCGCGATTGAAAACAAAAACAATAACCTTTTCATAAGCTTAGAAAATTGCTGAATTGTAAACAGTCCACCCCACTAGTTGCATCGCTACGGCTTGACTGGAAGTGAGCGAATCAACAAAGTAACCTATGTTTGTCGGGGTGATGAAATTAGTGTGAGTCTCAGTTCCGGCCACATACCACGAACCGGGGGCCGCCGTCGTTCCGGGGATTCCATCCCGGCTTACCGCGAAGGCCTTATTTGTTCCATCGTCCCGAACCCCCACACAGATTGGTTGATTATTGGCGTAAAGACCGCCGTTTCCGGCACTCCCGTTCCAATTCACCCAGTGAGACACCGTATCGGCTCCCGCTAGATTAAAGGCGTTCTGGCGCTCAGCAAATAGCGAATAGCTGCTTCCAATGCTTGAAAAGAACACAAACTCGGTGCTCGCTCCCGTCGTTGTACCGTTAGACCAGAACAGTCCCGCCGCGCCGATCTGCGCCGATCCTGTTAGCGGCACGGGCGCGTAGTCAACCACGAAACAACCGACCACCGTATAGGGAGTGGACGGAACGCTCGCAATTTGCCCCTGTGGATTCGATCCGCTGTTAGTAGTGCTTTTTAGCACCAATGCGCCGCCAACCTGCGTGAGCGTGGCCGACGTTTGGTTGATCCAACTCGTGTTGGATGTGAGAGGAAATGTGAGGTTTGAGAGTCCGCTCCAGGACCAGTACCAGGAACTTCCGTTGCAAAGCCCCTGATAGGCAGAATCCGTTCCCCAATAAATCAGACCGTTATTACCAGAATTGCAAGTAGGCGCTGATGTGCCACCGGCCCCAATACTACCCCTAGAGTTAGTGGGTCCACTTCCACTGGGTGATGTTTGGGGATTTTCAAGCTCGAAGTTTGTGCCGTCATATTTAACCGTGGCAATTGCGGTAGTAAGAATGTCATTCGCATTGAGCGCCCCTCCGGCCCTTACGATAGTAGTTACCCCCAAGCCATTTACTGCAAGAGTGGGGGTGGTGGTGGTATTCGCGTTTGTCGGCAACCAGGAAACCGTTAGCCCTACCGTATAACTCGTAATGGCAGGGGATAGCGTCACGGTCTGCGCATTCGCTGAACCCCCACCCGTTCCGAATCCCACCGCATTGATGTTGGTCTGCGTAGCGGCAGCGGAGCATCCCGCAGCTATCGTAGCAGGGATCTGCCCAGCCGTCAGCCCAGTACAGTTAGAGGAAACAGGAGCGCCCGGTAAGTACGATCCAAGGTTTGTATCGTAACTTAGCGGTATACTCGTAACGTAGTTGGCCCCATTGGAGGCAGGTTGCGGCCCAGGAGACCCTAAGAGGCTAACTGGACCAGACCAAGTGATAGGGTTTAATGTAGGAGTAGCATTTTTTATATTTACTAAGATTGTCGCGCTGGCACCTCCCGTTGGGGTTGGAAGCGCGATAGTAGCCGCCGCGTTCACGGTTATATCAAAGCAGTTATACGGTGCCCCCCAAGTGATTGTAAACGTAGTGCTGATTTCATTAACAACTTGACATGCTCCCGCGCCGAAGCCACCGCCGCCA